CATTACTATTATGTGTTAAATAACTCACCAAACGCATCAGCGATGTCGTCTGTTGTTGTTACAGTTTTAGCTGAATTGTTTAATGAAGATGATCTAGTTGTAGTTGTTGTGCCATCTGCTTCGTTATTAGTTTCTGGATCTAACCATTTCTTTAACTCTTCTGTCATCTCATCATAAGACAATTCTGTGAATAGTTTAACTAACTCTGTTTGATCATTTACAATTGCAAGTGCAATTGATTTATCCTCAGTTGCAGGAGTAGTGTTTGGTTTTACTCTTATTGCGTATGATGGATATCCTCCCTCTTTGTCTGGTGCAGTACACTCAAGTGTGATGTCACGACCATTCATTAAGTCTGTAATGTCTCCGTAATCTGGATCTGCAATAACTCCTAAAAGCTCTGTATAGATCTTTTTACCAAAAGCATAGAACTTAACTCCTTCGCTTTCTTGTCCACGTACGATAACTGGAACATAACAACGGAATTTAGGTTCAATTTTACGACCTAATTTCCAGTCTTCTTTATCTCCACTTTTTTTAAGCTTTTCTGAAAACTCAACAATTGGGTCAGGCTTTCCGAAGCTAGTAGGTGATAGAATAGTTTTCTTTCCTATTTCATAGTGAAAGTATAATTCTTGAAATGGATTTGATTTATCAAACGCATAAGGTACAATACGAATTTGAGATTTTCCTACTGGTGGTTTCCAAAATAAATCAGAATTTTTTCTTCCAGCTGAGTTTGATTGAAGCTCTTGAAGCTTCGCTTTGATTGCATCTAAGTTTAGTGCCATTTTACTTTTTTGTTTTTAGGTTTATACTGTGTTAAATTGTCGAACTAAGTATTGAATGTATATGTGAGCAGTTGTTGTTTTTTAAATTATGCTCTGTGTACCATTTCTGACTTAATCCTTTGACTAAATATATGATTTTTTTACCGTTATTACAACTCTTTTATACTAATTAATCGAAATAAACCATTTCGATCTGATAACATTAATTTGTTTCTGTACTGTTCCCAATTTATTCGATAATTTTTGTCTAGTACTCCGTTATTTAATTCACAAATTAATGTGTTTAATGCATTGATGCTATACAAAGTCTCGCTTTCCTTTTTGCGATTTATTGTAATTGTGTCGCTCATCCTTCCCATAGCTGTGCTAGTTGTATTATAAATACACACAATGTTATCAAGTGCTTCGGTGTATTGATAGCATTTGAGATTGATTACGTTTTCTACTTGATAAGTTTTGTGTATTTTACTAATGCAAGTAGGTAGTTCTTGTAGAGTTGTAAATGTGCAGAGTAATTGTGATTTCATCTAGTGTATTAAACTTCGTCTGGTTTTTCTGAACTTATTTTCCCTAACATAGTCTGTAATACTTTAATTTGATCGTTAAGTGCTTTAATCTGCTCTTGCTTTGTTTTAATGCGTTGATCTACTTCTTTTTTCTCGGCTGCAATTTCAGCTTGTGTTTTTTCGTTAAGAGGCTTTTTAGTATACTTGATATTATTTTCTTTTAGATATTGTTCCACTTTATCTCTTAGTTTGTCTTTCAGATACACTTCTGCTGTGACGTTTATATTATTTGCTTTCATATTAATAAATATCAAATAACACTACAAAGTGTCATATTTTTGTAATTTAATCCCTTTTTTAATTTAATAGGGAATGCGTCTATATCAATACAGCTTGGTATTAGCTGATTAATAATTGCATCTATTTCATCTGGACATACATCAAATAGAATACTATCGTATGTATATAAAATAGGTACCGACCTTAATAAATAGGTCTGTAAATACTCTAATATGTTTTTTAGGACGATAGCGTTCTTTTCTGTCTCATACATTTGTATGTAATAGTTAAATAATGTATGCTCGGTTATGTCCTTATAATTAGCAATTTTAAGTCTTCTACCTGATATTAAACTATCTACATACCCATGCTCTTGCATGTGTTTCCATATCTCTTTAGAAAATGCATTTGTAGCTTGGAAAAATGGAATGTTTAAGTATTCTTTTCGGATACCTCCATAAAGCTGTCTAAAAGTATCTTCTTTAGCTTGCACTATCTGTGCTTCGGTTGGTTGATCTGTGTTATGGTAATGCTGTGCAAGATGACTGTACACATCAGCATCTCCAAAATTATAACCAATAATATCTGCAATTAGTCTTGGGTGATATGAATTAAAGTCAAGCTCTAACAATACACCATCCTCAAACCTACTAACAAAACACTCTCTTGTGCTATCTTCTTTAGGTAATGCTGCAAAGTTTATTCCTCCAAACCGATTACTAGGTCTTCCAGTTGTTGTATAAAAGTTATACTGAGTATAACACATATCACCGTTTAAAGCAAATGAGTTACCAAACACTTCCTGGAACTTATCAACATCAACCTTAATACCATTCTGTTGTATTTTAATTAGCGATTGCTTGAGTGTATTGCTATAAAAAGCTAATCCGTCTGGATGATCAAGCGAGAAGCAGTTCCTATATAATTCAGTAGTTTGCTCTTCTAACTTTGTAAGATCTATAAGTGCATTTGTTTTGAAACACTGAGAAAGCGTCCTATTGTATAACGATACCATTGGTGATTGGTGTACTTCATAACCTTTGTTAGTACAAAGATAGTGTAGCATTTCTAGATCATAATCAAACTCCTGAAATCCATTTGATAATAACAAAGCTCTATTAGTTGTGTATATTTTTTGTGTTAGGAAGTTTAAATCTGTTACATGAAACACTCCTTCTGGATGTGCTTTACTGACTATGAAAGATTCTTTTGTGGTTACATCAATGATACCAAACGCAATAATGCTAGTACAGCTGGGATGTAATCTGTTGTCTAATGGAATAGGATGTAACAACACATCTCTGCCTCTTAGTGTCTCAAGCTGTTGTACATTATCTATAATCATTACACCTAATATAGTCCTTTTTATTAGGTTTAACAACTATGTTAGGCAATTATAACTCCAGTTTTGCTATCAAATGTTTTTTTAATTATTATAGCTTTGTTCTTAAACTGCGGTCGCAACAAATTACTATCCTCGTTATTTTCAGTAAATTGAGATGTTTCACGTGAGTATTGTGTGTAATTGCTAATAACATATGGTAATCCTGGTAATTGTTGCGCAGCTACATTAACACTTGCTTTATTTGTTTGTTCTATAAAAGCTAAGGTACCAGTCAGTCTCCATCTTATTACTGCCGCAGCGTAAATTGAGTTATCTATTCCTAATAGTTTTCCTATGTTGTTAAATTGCTCATTTTTTATTTCAATAGCAAAAGAGTCTGAGCTATGTCTTTGTACAAAGTATCTAAAGTCAAATCCATCAACATAAACTCCTTCTGCTTCGTTTGGTGTATATACATACGGAATTGGTTGTCTGTACTGCTTTGGTAGTGTATTAAATTTAAAACTTCTATCGTACACAAAGTGATCTAAGTTTTGGTAGTATGCAATTAACCGCTTACTCGGTTGTAATTGTTGTGTTTGTGGCACTGGTCCAGCAAATGCAACTCCTTCTCCATTTAAGTGGTATTCTCCAATATACTCTTCTCCGGTACTTGTGGCAAGCTCGCCTCCTTTAGTATACTGATAGTTATTTGTAGTTGCAAAAGCAGAATACTTAGATGTTTTATTAAAGCTATTACGTTGTTCTAGCGCTGGATTTTGTTGTGCTACATAGTTTATAATTGCCATACTTTCTTAATTTATTATAGTGCTTTTAGCCTACACACTGTTCCTATTTTCGTAGTCCAGTCATTTGCTGTAATAGAATGATCTACCTTTGTTATTTGCCATACCATTTTACCTCTAATGGCTGGTGGAATTCGGTCACACGAAATTAATTGACTAAATCTGAATCCACCAATTCCATCACATTCAAAACTAAAGTCAAAAGGAAGCATAACACCAGCACAGTGTGGTGGTTTTGCTTCGCCTACCATTTCCCGTATAATCTCAGCACGTAATGCTTGGCAAGTTGAATCATTAACCTCATCCTTACATTGTTCTATTAACTCACTTTTAGTTGGCGGAGATTTTTTATCCGGTGTATCCACCTCGTCACAATCACAAACAGGGGTATTTTTTTTATTAGGCTCTGCTTCAGGCATTGCTTTGTTTTTCCCACTTCCTACATAAAAAGGTTGAAAAGATAAACCTTTACAGCCAGTTGCATCTCCATCATTTTTTGAGCTTGTGCCTCCCTGCTGCGTTCCTCCAGCATATAGCGCTTGTGTTTTCATTGCTCCTGTCATTTTCATCTCAAGAGAAATATTTCGTAAAGCTGAACTTTCTACCTTAGCTTTCAATTCGAATATGCCTGTATTTCCGGGTGCAAACGACTTATGATCTATAATAGAAATTGTTCCGCCGCCATCAGTTCCGCCTGCTGAATCGCAGCTTAGTTGCGTGTCACCAGTACATACTACTTCTATGTTCCACGGATTACCACATACATCGTTTACCTTGTCAATAACAGCACGTATAAAAGTTGACATTTTTTTGTCACCATCAAATGTCTTTTTAAGTTCCATCATTAAAAATATTACATTAAGTCTTATGCTACATAAACTTATACCACTTTCGTGATCAACATCTGAACCAACCCCTCCTTTACTTTGTGTTAATGATTGTTGGCCTGGTATAGAGCATACACGAGGATCCGAGGACATTAAGTTGTTGGGTTTTGGTAAGGAGATTCCACTCGAATCGATTTGGCCGTAAGGTTTGCCTTCAGTATTTGGAATTGTGTATTTATTTATTGCAGCTTCTAATGTTCCCCAAGTTATATAAGATTCCGTTGTATCATAATCGTTTATCCAGGTACCTTCGAGCCAGCCTGAGTCATCTTTACCGTCCTGGGTTCGAGCCATGCCCTTATAAAATTCATCATGAATTCCTAAATACGCATGCAACCCTTCGGGAGTGCCCTTGGATAATTTTCCAAAATACTGAGACTTTATTGCTGAGTTTTTGAATATATCGTACAGCATTGTGTACAGTCTTCCGTATTTAGCTACTATGTCCTTTTCGTTGCCTTCAGCGTCCGTTTGTGTCACTGCTCGAGCACAACCGCACTCTAAATCTTCTATTGATCCGTCAGCAAACGCCTCCGCTGCTGAGTTTACTTCAACGCTACACTCCCAACTATTATCTGTTTGTAAGTTGTAACTAAAACCAGCAACGATACCTTGAAAACCATCATAGGATGGACTCTTTTGGGCTAAACTTGCTATTTCACAAACCGCTTTTTGACGAGAAACATCTGCTGCTGTATATATGCCTGGAGGTGGCTTACCAGTACATGATTCATTCCATCCAAATTGACACCGGACGTCCATTCCTGGTACAAAATAACACTTTTGTAATTCTATTAGCTGCTCGTCGGTATAAGCTTTTAGTTTAATTGTAGCTTTACGAGTTGTTCCTAGATTACCTAATGCTCCTATATCAATTCCTGTAACAACTGGAAGTGGAAACTTTGATGTTGTGTCATACAATGCTGTGGAAGTGCTTGATCCATATAGTTCAAAAACATTACTGCTACCCTTACCTAAGGGCGAATAATTGGAGCTACATTCTGCAGCCATAGACATAATATGTATCCAAGGTACCCTTTTTGCAGTCCACTTAAGTAACTGACTCATATCTGCTCGGGCAGTTAGCTCCTTCTGTGCTAGGTCTGGAACCGAAATTGCTTTGAATGGATCTCTATTCATAACTTTACATATTGTTTAAATCTTCTAAATCTTTTATAATTGCTTCTATCTGTGATGGTATGCGTAATTGTATACCTGGAATTAGATTTTGTGTTGTCTTATCTAATCCTTCGTTAGCTTCTGCTATTACCCAATAGTAGTTTACAGAACGGTAGTATTGATATGCTAATGCGTATAGCGTATCTCCAATAGTTGTTAATACATATAAATCGTCAGGATGTTTTGCGATTGGTGGATATATCGTAGACAACTGTACTTGTTTATTATTTGTATTTCGTTTCTGAGGAATAGTTGAATATCTATTGTATGCCATGTTTATTTATTTTATGTACTATAGTGTTTGCTTGTTGCTGCATCTAATCCTTTTCCGTCTACATCGCCAAGAATATTTGCATCCATTGATATCTTTAATAATTGTGGTAATCCCTCTTTAATATCCCACGTCGATTCGGCAGGATCAAAATCAACCTTAAAACTATTAAATACACAATACACACCTTTAAAGAAACCACCTAAAGTTAATTTGCACAAAGGACCGAATAAGTAGCCACTTCTACTAGAAGCAATTGATGTAATATTAATTGCTTTTTGTATTTTTGCCATGTTTATTGGTAAATCGACAGCACTAAAAGATGGAACTGATAAACCAAACGATATGCCACGCGTTACTCCTTTGAACTGTTTTAAGGTTTCTTGTCTGCCAACATACTGTATATCATTCCAGCTTGTTGAAAAACTATCACTAAAACTAGTTAGGTAAGCTTTAAACACTACACTCTCTCCTAGTGTTTCACTAGCAATTTTAATTGTAATGTAGTCTTTACCATTATAATCCTGAACATCTTGAACTTTAAAATTACCACCGCCTATTTGTGGATTTGGTCCACTCGATGCTTGGGCACTAATTCCGCTGTGTGCAGCTGCTTTGCTTGCTGCGCTTTTAATTTGTCCGTATGTTGTTGCTTTGTATTTTGCCAAACTTCCCTGTTTTGTTTCTTCTCCTGACGGAAATGATGTTAGTGCATCAATATTTAATTCACTTCCGTTTGTTAACGCTTTAATAATATTTCGGAAGGATGTCTGTATTGCGTTGCCTGTTTCTGTAAAGCTAGAAGAGTCTACATCACTAAATGATGCTATTGGTGACTGTAATGCTGCCTGAACGAATACCGGAGTGAAGGAGTAATCAACCCCAGTGTTTGTTAGCGACTTGTATGGTCCAGTTTGTGGTGTAGAGACTAAATCCTCAACACTGATGTTACCTGCCGTTAATCCTAACTCTCCTTGAACTAACTCTGGGTTAAAGGATTGTACAGATGCTGCACCATGTTTTAGTACGGGTGCAAATCGAGCTAATAATTGATCGGTGTCGTAAGCAATAGTTTTAAGCGTAGGCGAACTATAAGGTGCTGGCGAGTAGTTAAATGGATCACCTACTGAGCTATAACCAATTAAATCACTTTCTAATGATTTAGTATTACCATCGGATAAGTTTTGTAGTATTGGCCCAATCTTTTTATAAGCACTTGTTGGTTTTTTAGGCTCACCACTTTCATTTATAACTGGTGACGTTCTAGTTTTTAGAGATAAAGCGGGTTGTTCTAGTAACTTAGGAGCTTCTTTTGGTATTCTAAATACACCGTTTAGTATTTTAGGAATTGTTTTTGGCTTTACTACTGTTACAATGCTTGAATCTATCTCGCCTTGTTTTAGTAGCAGTCCCTGCAGTACAGCATTATCAATTATTCCAAGTACTTTTTTTATTGCAACTGTGCCTTGTGCAATATCATTAGGCTCAATAGCTATTTTGATAGGTGTAATAGACAGTAGTATATTATTTGTTACTGTAGCTCCTTGTTTTGTTAATATTTCTAAGCTGCCTGCAGGCTTTGAAGTCTCAATAACAGATATAATTGCATCGTTTTTGACTGTTAATCCTTGTAATATGGAATTAACTTGTACGGACTTTGCAGATGTAATGTTTAAATTTGTACTTTGGATTGATGTTGGTATTGTTGGATTAGTTAATCCTCCTAAGATTGGACTTCCTTTTTTTGGATCTGACTCTTGGTAAAAGGTAGAAACTCTCTTGTCGCCAAATCCATATAGATCTATATTAATTCGCTTAGCTAACGGTGAAGTTATAAATGGTGTAGCTTTTATAATACCACTATAAGTATCGCTTAGGAAGTATTTTGGTAATTGAGCTACGTTGTTATCTAGCATTTGATCTAATCGAGATCCTAAACGCATTGTACTTGAAAAATTAGTACGTGGTTGAGCTGTCTTTCGATTAGCTATGCTATTTTTATTAAATGCATTAATTGCTGGTACTATTGGCTCTTTTGCTGTTCGCAGCATTTGCTTGAGAATAGGACTACTTTTTTCTTGACCTTCTCTTAGTACCTTTAGTTGGGCTATTGCTCTTTCGCTACTTGGTAATTGATTTTTTAAATTAGCTGGAGATTTGCTTGTTGTTTTTGCTTGTGCTTCAGGAGTGTATTTTCCCATTGCACTTTGTGCTAGACGATCCTCTAAACTTATTGTCTTAAACGGTTTATTTGTTTCCATTTATTTTACTCCTGATGATGACATTCCTAATCTTAGTACATCGCCAACTTTCTTACCATCCATATTAATTACACCACCTTGTGACATAATTGCTTTAAGTCCTCTTATTTCTCCAATTAATTCATCCATCTTATCGTCTTTTCCGCCACCTGATTCTTCACCTCCACCAAATACGCTTCCTAAAGAAGCTAACATTGGTGCAACCGCTGCTAACATTGTTAATGCTCCAATGATTGGTAATGCTGCGAAACCTGCGAGTGCCATCATTCCCAACCCTGCTGCGATTCCTGCCGTAGCTGCTGCTACTCCAAGCAATCCAGGTGAAGCTGCTGCAATTAGCATGAATGCCTCTCCTAGTGCAATTAATCCTCCCGATTGAGCTAACGAATCAAGAGCCATAGCTGCTGGTAGCATTAAATTTAATCCAAATGCTGCTAACATCAGTCCGGGAGCTGCTACATATGAAGCTAAACCTAATGCAATCATTCCATAGCCCATCAAAGCTAAACCTGCTCCGAGAGCTACTATGTCCATTGCCATTGGAGCTAGACCTACTAGAACCGGCCCTACAATTTCAAATCCTTTTGCTATTTCTTGTATAGCCTTTCCTAGAACATATAAAGCTGCTGCTAATATCAACATAGCGGCAGCACCTGCCAATATGATCATCGCTTGTGGACCGCTCATGATCAACCCAATAAGAGCTATAGCTCCAACTAAAGCTAACATTGATACGATTGCCATTCCAATAGCTTCCCATGATACTGACATAAATTCCTGTGCTGCTTTTGCAAATACAAATACTGCTGCTGCTACTAACACTAATGCTGCTGCTCCTGCAAGTAGTTTTCCTGGTTTGATCTTCTCGATTGCTTTTGTTAATCCACCCATACTTTTACCTGCTCCCACTCCACTTGCTGCAGCCCCTCCTGCACTAGCTGCAGCCGATGCTGCACCGCCTCCGGCACCAGCAGCAGCTTCTGCTATTCGAGCTGCTCTTCTTTTTGCCATGTTAGCCATAAACAGTCCAAACTGAGTATTTTCTGTCATTCTAGCCCATACTGCTTGTGCCTTTTCTGCTACATAACCGGCAGCTTTAACAGAATTAAGTACTATAAATTTTGCTATTTGACCTGCAACACCTCCAGTTAACAGATTCATAATAAAACTTCCAGCCATAAGTAATCCGTTGCCAATGGCAATTATTACATTTTTTGCTATAAGCAATCCGTTACCAATTAATTGAAGTCCATTTCCCATCGTTAAGAACTGCAAAGATGCTAATAGTAATAGTCCATTTTCTTTAAAGAATCCCGCAGCTCCGGAACCTACCTCTAACATTGTCCCTAACGCATTATCAGCTAGACTTGCCCCTTCCCC